TCAGTTTAATGTAACGGATAATAATAAACTGCATTGTGCATTGTATCAGCGGAGTGGGGATGTAGGACTAGGTGTCCCCTTTAATATTGCGTCTTATTCTTTTTTAACTCACTTATTAGCGAAACATTGTGGTCTAGAAGCGACAGACTTTTCCTATTTTGTAGGAAATACCCATATATATGATGATCATATTGATATACTAAAATCACAAGTAGAGAGAATACCTAAAATTTTTCCAAGTATAGAAATTACTAAGCAGTATACGAATATAAATGATTATAAACTAGAAGATTTTAATATACTTAATTATGAGTATCATCCTAAATTAGCAATGGTTATGCGTAAATAATATAGATTATTAGTGTTATTTATTTATAATGCAGAGAGGCGCTAGAAAAATACCAACTAACGCATCATTATTACCCCCCCAACGCCGTCAACCAGTTCAACATGCTCAACATGCTCAACATGCTCAACATGCTCAACATGCTCAACATGCTCAACCGGTTCAAACTACTCAACCATTAAGTAGTGATAATAGTATAAATAAGTTATACTCAGAGATAACCGCCCTCAAATCTCATATAAATTTTTTAAATTCTCGCATAGATGAATTGCAACACACAATTATTAAGCAAAAGTTCTTAGACACTAAGATATATGAAAATACTATCATGATTGCTAAGGTAGTGGAAGAACTGAGTGGGTTGAGTAAAAAAGTAATTGATATAAAGCATCAAGATACTACAGTAGATAACAATATACTACCAATTAAGAATATTAATTCACTCTTTTCGGAACCCAAGGAGGAACCCAAGGAGGAACCCAAGGAGGAACCCAAGGAGGAACCCAAGGAGGAACCCAATGAGGAACCCAAGGAGGAACCCAAGGAGGAACCCAAGATATTAAAAAGTTTAAAATATAAGTTGTTACAAGAATAAGTTAAATGGCGATATTAAATGTGATTTAATATAGTATTATGAAATATGTATTAGGTATTATAATATTTTTATGTGTAATGTTGTTATATTTACATATAAAATATCATATAACAGTGTCGGATACAATGCAAGTCTATGTATTTAGTTCTATACATAAAAAACAACTGGATGATGTATCTTATTTTAAACAGCCCATACAGTTTAATTATAATATGCATATAGAAGACCAACCAACGTTAAAGGAATTAAATATGATAGATACGAATACCTATGACGAAATACCATTAACCGAAAGTGCAAGTAAAGCACTATTTAAAAAGGCAACTTATTATACAGAATATAATACACTGGATGAAGCATTTATAGGTACATTATCGGCGCATGATGCATTATTTGCGCCTTTAAATACTTTGTTTAATGAATATGATGTTATATTTGGATCGGACAAAGCATGTACCCAGTTAAAACATAATTTGGCATATCGTCATATATTATATGTGGCGTCTGGCGATCCAATAACGATTAAATTATTACCTCCCAAGTATAACGAATTGATATCGGGGGAATATAATTATCAACATTTAACGGTGACCTCAAAGGAAGACCTTTGGCAGGCCCCATACCAAGACAAAATAATAACACTGGAACTGACTAATCATCAAGCCGTAAGTATTCCCTATTATTGGTGGTATTCTATTAAATTATCATTAAATACTAAAATATACTCTTTTAAATATTATACGACAATGAATGCATTATCCATCTCTCCAATAATACTAACCAAATATTATCAACAATATAATGCCAAAAACATAATTAATATTAATGGAGAATAATGACTATGACGTATACTATTACGATTGCGAGAGATTATAGTGAATATACTCTCTTAGATGATATACATAATATAAGTGATATATCTATTTACCCGTTAGCATCTCATTTATTAACAAATGATCGGTTGGACAATGATATGAGAGTAGTGGATTCCCCTCTAAAGAGTGAAATTATTCCGGCCGTATTATTATTAGATAAATCATTATATACTAAAGGACGAAAGACCTATTATAAGTGTATTCCTAACCATAAAAAATATCCGATTTTTATGGTCGGGAAAAAACAAACCATTCATTTTAACAAGTACACTGAAAATACCTATGTACTTATTAAATATAAAGGATGGGATGAAACACACCCTGAAGCAACCTTGGTGGAAACAATCGGGACCGTTTCCTCTATCGCTAATTATACCAAGTATTTAATGTATGTTAAGCAATTAGTATTTACATTACCTAAATGGAGGCCTACCTCTCCACTATCATGCCCTATCTGCGAGGATAGGACGGATAGAGAGATTATTACGATTGATCCCTTTGGGTCGAAAGATTTAGACGATGCCATTGGAATCAAACAAGTGGGTAATACCACGATTATCTCTACCTATATTGCTAATGTATCTCTCTTATTTCATTATTTAGATGCGTGGAAACAAAAAAATGAACAAGTGTCCACCATCTATTTAGCCGATAAAAACGTACCTATGCTTCCTAGGTCGTTTAGTGAAAACATAGCCAGTCTCTTAGCAGGACAAGAGAGATACGCATTAGCGGCAGATTTTACAATGAAGGGCAACCAGATAGCACATGTCCAGTTTATTCCTTGTAAAATTAACGTTAGCAAGAATTATGTATATGAAGAACCCTCCTTGCTAAAAAATACTACCTATCAAAAGATACTAGCTCACTACCCCACCCATGATAGCCACGAAATTGTAGAAACCCTAATGAAACACACCAATTATTACGCAGCAAAACAACTACACGCCCAACAACTCGGTGTATATAGAACCATTATCCAACCATATAAAAGTAAGTATGTCAAATATACCGAATCTAACTTGAGGCACGAGGATTTGGAATTAGATATGTATATGCACGTAACATCCCCCATTAGACGAGTAGTCGATATACTAAACCAGATGCAATTACAGAGTGATTACCTCCCATTAACCCCCGCCGCGCAACAGTTTTATGATGATTGGTATAACCGTCTAGACTACATTAATGAACAACACTATGCTATACGGAAAGTACAAAATAAATCCATCTTAATGCATGCACTACATGAAAGCATAGATCGGACCTATGAAGCGGAGGTAATAGAAATCGGAGAGAATAAGTATTCCGTATTTATAGAATCATTAAAGTTAGTATATTCGTTGAGGGAGACGGTCCGACTGGAGTTGAAAGAAAAGATTTGGGTAAAGATATATGTCTTTTGGAGAGAACATACCCAAAAGATTAAACTGGAGAAAATAGGTTAAGTAAGCGCATATGACCGTCTGGTGCGCCATTGTGATGAACCCCAACACCGTGCAGCATTAGGATAATGGGTCTGTTTATTAATACCACTATATAATAAGGTAAACTGGTTATGTAAATAAAAAGCGCCTTGATTGGTACCATTAAAGGTATTGTAGGGATACTTATAAGTAGTATCATTACAATAAAAACAAATCGGCTCAAATAGCCACCTCTCGTTCTCTCCACACGATGGACAATAAGTTTTAGCATTAATATTTTCCTTTCCGACCGAATGGATCATTACATTAATGATTTGACTAAACTTGGTTTTCCATTCCGCCCGATTACCCCATAAGATATCTTTGATTTGATTTATTATGTGTCTAGGTAACTCCATTATTATATATATGGTTATTACTTCATATAATTTAGGATAACATACCCTACATTTGAATTACTTTAGAATCAGATACAAAAATAACGCTAACTACTAAATTTACAGAAATATATATATATATATATATATTAATATGCTTCAGGATTCCTTGTTTGTAAAAATAAGTTATAGTGTTATATTTTTTTACATAATAATTTTTTCTAATTTTACAACTGTATTATTACCTAAAGATTTACAACATAAAATATGGAATAATAGAATTTACCAACATATTTTAGCACTGTCCATTATTATCATGACTGTTAATCAGGAATTCCTACTGTTCGAACCTAGTTCTACCATATTACAGAATATTCTTATAGGTATTATTTGTTATCTTACTTTTTTATTTAGCACTAAAATACCGGGAGTAGCCAATATTATCCTTGTATTTATAATGGCGATTTACTTCTTTATTGAACAGTACATTTCGGCCAATAAAACGAATACAAAAATGTGGATTATTAAACATAAAGCGCGTATTAGGGAGGCGTTCATGTATGTAATTTTTATAATTATAATTATAGGAAATTTATACAACATGCCTATCTATTATAAAAACCATAAATCGTTATCTGTACCCGCTATGATTATTGATTATATTTTTGGTAAGAATTAATTGTATACCTTTATAATATGGTACCCTTTTCATATATATTTTCTATTTGGATATGGGTGTTTGCCTTTTTTTTTGTTATTGCACTGATAACTAATAATCGGTATTTTCCTGCGCCTATAATACTATCTTCCATCGCATTTATCTTTGTAATTATATTGAATTTTATATTACCATTATTAAATATTCCGTTTAGAGCAGGTGCTTCTACCGCCGCATTTAGTTTTAGAGTTGGTATTACTTTATTTGAAATGTTCATTTGTATGCTAGTCATGTATATATATATCACTTATTCCAAACTTCCCTTTAAAAAAAATACGTATTATGAAATACTTTATACAGTCATCTATCTAGTTTGGCTATATCAAAATAATATAAATGCCATACAAATTTATTTCTATGATTTGCCTACTGAAATAAAGAATGTGTCCTTTTATGATCGTATATCTATGAGAGTTAATCGTTTATCGCATATTACACTTGGTACGTAAAAACAGTTTACGAGTGCATGGACAACAGCATCGATCCAGATAAATCATATGAACATTATGAAAATAAAAACATCCTTGGTTGCCTCCACTAAAGGTATTGAAGGGGTATTTATGTATCGGGGTTTTACATAGGTCACATATACTACTAATGGAAGAATATACCTCTTTCTCTCCACACGACGGACAATAATCCGCACAATAATGGCGGATATCTTTTAAATAGGATATTAAATCATTTTCAATGGTGAATGGTTTAATAATTTGACTAAATAGGGTTTTCCATGTAGAGGTATTGCCCCATAACATATCTTTGATATGATTTATTATGCATGGTTTAATGGCGGATAACATTATCTAAAAAAATTGAAATAACTTTTAAGCATATATAATAAGTTAATCATGGGCAAGTCATCAAGAAAAACTCAAACCTCCTCCACCACCAATGCTACTCCATCACCGGAAGCAATTAGGGCATTTATTGAAAGCAAGCGCCTTCATTATATGGAGGTAGCAAATAGAGCGCCTAAGGGAAGTCCATATAAAAAGTTCAATGCCCGCGCAGCCAAAATTTATACTTTCGCATACAATAACGACCAAGAAAACTACCTCGCATACAAAACGAAATGGGTTGAATCGGCGAATGAAATATTGAAGACCTTTCATGACAATGAACAAATGCTGGAAGCGCTTCATACGAAAATGGCAAAGGAAATGCAAGCGATTATTTGCATTGAACAACTCATATTTAGCTAATTATAAAGGCGGGAACTGATAAATATATTCGTCTACCATACTACTATGTGTAATTATTTTTATATTATCATATTCGGAGAGGGCTGGGAATTCGGCGCGTTTTTTTAGCGTATGATATGCTATTTTCGGTACTAATTTTTGTACCCCTTTAGAGAGTTGACACCTTAATTGATTCATATAATAACAAAACTGAATATTATTGTTAATATGTATCACTATTATATTATACGGATTACCCTTTTTTGATACAATCCATTCCCTCGCTAGTTTATAATATTCTATACGATTTGCGAGGCTAAGATTCGTATTATCTACCACTATATTTATATTTTTTAACATTAATTCTTTCGTCGCTTTAATACACTTGGCTTTAGTGCCTAACGTATCATTGCTTACCGCCGTAAATCCATCCAAGGTATTTACAACCGTCGATTTACCACAACCAGGATATCCACACATTAATAGTAAAGTAGGACCTTCTACCTCAAAGGTAAGCTTAGCAGACGATCCACTATATTGAGTTAAATATTCCGGCCAACTATATTCTATGTCACTTTTTTCTTCTTTAAATACTTCTTCCGGTAAAAGAAAGGTAATATTATTATTGTTAGCGAACATTAAATCGGTTGCCGCGAAATCATCAGGTCGTCCTGCGGCGTCTCCACAATAGAAATGATTGGTATGTTTCGATTTAATGTTTGATAGGCATGTTTCCCATAAACCCGTTAATGGTTTCCTCATAAATCCATTTGTTTTGGAGGCATATATATGTATGGGTAATTGGATAGCCTCTATGATTTGAACTATTTTAGCAAGAAACATCTCTCTCTTTGCGTCTTTTTTAATTCCGTTTTGATTCGTAAAGATTACAATATTATAGGTAGGAGCAATAGATTGTAAATAAGATACGACGTTGTCAAATAAAAACCGCCAATCATCCTTGTTTTTAGCAAATAGTTTTCCGGATTTAGGCTTGATAAGTGTATAATCTAAATCAAATCCCGCAATGGGCTTATCCGAAAAGGAAGCATTACTTATATAAATATATTCATCGTAGTTTGTAATATTAATCGTTGGGGTAGGCGTTTTAGACTTGGTAGGTGTTTTAGACTTGGTAGGTGTTTTAGACTTGGTAGGTGTTTTAGACTTGGTAGGCGTTTTAGACTTGGTAGGTGTTTTAGACTTGGTAGGTGTTTTAGACTTGGTAGGTGTTTTAGACTTGGTTTTCTGTTTCTTTTTATTTTTTCGGGTTCTACAATAGGTTCTTTTGGTAGTTTCTACATATTTACAATTATCTAATGTTAAACAGTCGGTTTTACTTAGACCTTTACAACTCATATATATATATATATATATTTATATATATATTTATACTCTCGGATGAACATACGGATATTCTCCTCTAATACACATAATATTTTTTTCTAATGGGGCAACTTTACCTGCATATAAGCAAATAATTTTATTATTCAAGACAAAGTGTCCTTGTGATCTACCACTCCATGTATTATAAGCATATGCGGCGTTATCACGCTTAATCATTATATCACACGGTAAACACATAGTAGTTTCGGGTAGAGTATACTTCTTCTCTCCGCAGTATCCACAAAAATTTCCGAGGTCATTTATATATGGTTTTCTTAGCGTACCGACAATAGTGTCTATACATAGTTTCTTCTTATACGCATCTGTATTCCCCCATAAATAATCTTTAATATGCTCGGTTATTTCATACGGCAAACTATCTATCATCATTCAATATACTAGGCTAATGATATTAAATCGGTTTCTAATACTTGTTGTTTATCGGCTGCTAAATACGATAATATTAGTTTTTGATTAGATAAAATTTCACGAAGTAAGGGTTCAAGAGGGTTATCCGTCGTAGTTTTAGTATCGGAAAAATCAATATTTTTAGGGAGGGCAGGCGCGAAGGCGTTAAATTCTGCCGTTTTGTCATGATATAAGCTATCCAACTCGGATATTCTTTTATTGCTAATGTCTTCATGTTTGTAAGTAGTTAATACTGGGTTAGACTTATTAAGTTTAACCAGATAGTCCTGTATAAACCCCTTATTATGATCTAATAATGACTTCATTTCCCAATTTTGGGAACTTTTAATGGTTTCTTCGAATAGCGTATGTGCTAATTGTAAATTTTCTTTCGTATATCCATAAAATTTACCCGCATCATATAATGTTTTCCATAATAAATCAGTATTTTTAACCGAATTAAACTCCATAGTTAATTAAATTGCAAGGTTATTTCTATATTTTCTTTTTTAATACTTTTAGTTGCAGAAATAGATAATTCTTCGCGTTTTTTTCTAGTAGAGTTATCTAAGGGATTAACCAGTTTTTTACGTTTAGAAGTACTATTTCTATTGTTCATATCTAATTCAATCACTTTATAATGTGTCTCAATATATTCTATTACCTTATTCTCTAATGCCCATTTAAAGAAATTTAGTTGTCCAATAGTTGTTACTACTTGGGAAGTATCATTATAAGGTATTGTAATACGTGACCATCTACAAAACGGGTCAAATCGTTTTTTGGAATACGCTTTTAATTTAAGTTTATAATCACTATACACAGCAAACCGTATGGTGTCATCATGGCTAACCATATTATATACGGTGCCATATTTTTTGGCATAATTGGTAGTAAACCAATCGACTATCCGCAATGATAATGTTGATTTCCCATTGATAATCGCTAACATATTATCTATGTTTTTCGTATCTTTGTACCATTCTAATAAATTAGACAATAATAATTGATTTTGCGTATTATACGTAGTAGCCATTAATTAACTGGTTGAGAAGTATTTAAGTTTTAATATTGTGAGTTTTGAGGAATTAAGAATTTGGTTTGCACATCTAGATCTTTAAGATAATTATTATTAATTAAAAAGGGATTAATTTTATTGCTTGGCATCATTTCGCGGGCATTAATAAGGTCATTAAACTTGTCTATTTTATTGGAAGAGACAATAAATGTTTGTTTATCTAGCATCTTGGATCGCATAGATTTTTCCAATATTGTACCATTTGTCCATTTAAATTTATTCATATAGAGAAGTCATATAAAAAAATAAACACATAAACATAACGTATATATATATATAATGAATATATACGATATAAAACAACATACAAGTAAAAGTAATACCACACCGGAAGATATGTTAGTAATTTTAGAGAAAGAACAAAAAACGAATGAAAAAGAAAGTTGGAACAAATTAAGTAAGACAAAAAAACAAAATTTATTATCACATTATGCGGATAAATATGGAAAGGATAAGGTATTATCGGTTGAACAAATAGCACAGTTAAAGACGTATTTGAAATATTCCTTAAATGTAACTAAATTATTAAAGTTAAAAGACATTATTTATAATAAAGAGGTGCAGAAGATAGAAAATATTCCGATGCTATGTAATGAGAATAACAAGTTTTTTATTAATAGAAAAAAAACGGTATCAAAAAAACCAGTTAAAAATAGAACTATAAAAATTGATAATAAAAATAAATAATTATATATAGTAATGAACGACGATGCGCTAGAATGGATGATTTATATGCTAGAGGAAGCGATTTTGTCTGATCCAATGTTATTAGCGGTGGAAAATTATATAGATGTATTGAGTGATCAAATTGAATTAATGTATACTATTCAATTTGATGACATGTTTGATGATCCATTTGTCGATGACATTTATGATGTGGCGGTAGATTATTATTTTAAAATAATGATGCCTCCTAGGTCCTATGTGCATTTGCGCATACCCACCAATATTGTAGTTAAAGCCTCTCATATAACGTATCTAAGAGAGATACCTCAACCAGATCAAAGAACTCCCGAGTGGTATTTATGTAGGTATAATATGATAACGGCATCTAGCGCATGGAAAGCATTAGATAGTGAAAAAATTAAGAATAGTTATATTTATGAAAAATGTTCTCCATTAAATGTAGATAAATATAGTAATGTGAATGTGAATACCGCAATGCACTGGGGGGTATTATTTGAACCATTATCCATATTGTTGTATGAAAGAATAAATAATACGGTAATAGAAGATTTTGGATGTATTCAGTCACAGGAGTATTCTTTCATGGGGGCATCGCCCGATGGAATAAATGTAAAAGAGGGAAACGCTCTATATGGTAGAATGTTAGAGGTTAAAAATGTGGTTAGTAGAACCATAACTGGGATACCAAAAAAGGATTATTGGATCCAGATGCAAATGCAAATGAATATATGCCAATTAAATGAGTGTGATTTTTTGGAAACCAAATTTGTAGAGTATGACTCATTCGAAGAGTTCAATACAGATGGTACTTTTACTAATTCTACGACAGATAAATTAAAGGGTATTATTATATCCTTTTTAAATAATGGGAAACCTATCTATGAATACGCGCCATTATATGCAACTGAACCAGAGTATAATAGTTGGGAAAAAACCGTAATGGAGAAACACAAAGCATTAACCTGGGTTAAAAATATATATTGGAAATTAGAGGTATATAGTTGCGTATTAGTGTTACGCAATAAGATATGGTATAATAGCGTACTGCCTCAATTAAAACATATCTGGAAAACCGTGGAGTATGAGAGAATTCATGGATATGATCATAGAGCACCAAGTAAAAATAAAAAACGGCCAAAAACACCAATAGAGAAAACGTTTAACGGGTGCGCGTTGTCCATGGTAGACTTTAAACCGACTGACAACATGATTTTAAATGAACCCGTACTAAATGTTACTACGGAAGTATTATAAAGGGAAGTTATGCGGATAAAATAATATGTAGCAACTTTATTTTAATATATATATATATATTATGGATGAACCGATGTATCCAACTGTGTTCACGAGTTTAGGATATAAAAAACCATCCAAAACTAAAAAATCCCCCAAAACTAAAAAATCCCCCAAAACTAAAAATTCGCCCAAAACTAAAAATTCGCCCAAAACTAAAAAATCCCCCAAAACTAGGAAAGCAAGCCCAAAGATGATAACGATTATGCGACCTGATGGCGAAGAGATTAAACTGCCATCAACTATAAAAACCATCATAGGAGCAAAGAGAAAAATACAGCAGGAATATGGTATTCATGTGAAGGAACAAATAATATTTTCGGCAAATTCCGAAATGCCACTGGAAAATAGTACAGATATATTAGAAGATTTAGGAATGTTAGTATTGGTTATTATAGTACCGCCCCCACCTGAATTTAGTGATTTGGATAATACGACTACTGACAATCAAACAACAAATCTTAGACGTATTACAATGAAAATATTAATAGATCATATAGATGATGAGGGGTTAACGTTTACACAACTATTTGATAAAGTGGATGAATATAACTCATTAACGAACACGGAGGGCTTTGTTGCGCGCCAAAAGTCGCGCAAGCGTCTGTTCACTGCCGTTTTAGAGCCATTTATGAAAAAAGGGTTTATAAAAATGGAGTTTGATGAAACGTTGTTTCCAGCGCGATTGAACCCCGTGGCATCATCAGCACCTCGCTTTGGCTACACACTCTGGGAATTAAGAAATAAATCTCACAGGGATACTCTTACAATGCGTAAAATGTTAATGTCCTCTGGTAGTTTCAGCGCTGTGTTGAGGCCGGCCATACTTAATGTAATCAGAGTTACGCTAAATAGAGATGATCCCTATGTAGCAACTTTATTTTAATATATATATATATATATATTATGGATGGAGCAAGTTTATATGGTAGTCCAACAGATCTTTTAGATGGTTATAAATATTATCCAGAACAACATGGGAAGAAATGTAAAAGAGGGTATAGACGTCATAAAACTAGAAAGGATTTCTGTGTTAAGAAGATTCAGGAAACGATGTATCCTACTGTGTTCAATAGTCTAGGATATAAAAAACCATCCAAAACTAGAAAATCCCCCAAAACTAGGAAAGCAAGCCCAAAGATGATAACGATTCTGCGACCTGATGGCGAAGAGCTTAAACTGCCATCAACTATAAAAACCATCACAGGAGCAAAGAGAAAAATACAGCAGAAATATGGTATACCTATTTTAGAACAAAATATATTTTCGGAAAATTCCGAAAGGCCACTGGAAAATAGTACAGATAAGTTAGAAGATTTAGGAACGTTAGTATTATTTCAGTCAGCACCGCCCCCACCTGAATTTAGTAATTTGGATAATACGACTACTGACAATAAAACAATCAATCTTAGACGTATAACAATGAAAATATTATTAGACCATATAGATGATGAAGGGTTAACGTTTACACAACTATTTGATAAAGTGGTTGAATATAACGAACGAGATATGGACACGGTATTTTCATTAACGAACACTTCCGTTGCTGCGCACCAAAGGTCGCGTAAGCGTCTGTTCACTGCCGTTTTAGAGCCATTTATGCAAAAAGGGTTTATAAAAATGGAGTTTGACGAAACGTTGTTTCCAGCGAGTTTGAACGGACCACTCTGGGAATTAAGGCTGCGTCAGGGGCGTCTTACAATGCGTCAAATGTTAATGTCCTCTGGTAGTGGCGCTGTGTTGAGGCCGGCCATACTTAATGTACTCAGAGTTACGCTAAATAGAGATGATCCCTATATAGCAACATTAGTTTAATTTTAATTTTAATATAAATATTACAAAGGATTTATATTAATGAATAACACATGCGAGTTGAATATATCGTCTAGTAAGATTAATTCATGTGAGGATATCAGTAAAATGTTAACCAATCTGGGAATTGTAGGAAATGTGACGTCAAATAATAGTATTATCAAGTTTAATGGTAAATATAAAACGGAAATAGGGTGTAAAATAACGTATACGTGTAATCCAGAAACGATGTTTGAGGAGGTATGGAAACCGTTACAAGATAAATATAGTTTGGGTTGTGCATATATAAACATCAATAGCCAATTTCACGGATGTATTTATGATTTATATAGAAAGAGTAAATGTCCGGGGAAATAAACTTAAAATTTGCGTATATATATATTTAATGGAACAAACGATGCATGTTATAAAGCGCTCGGGGATGGCAGAAGAGGTATCGATTCAAAAAATATTGAATAGTGTAATGGGGCTAGCAAAATTGCATAACATTGCCTTACCTATTTCAGATGTGTGTTTTAAAATATCAAATCAGTTATTTAATAACATAGAAACAATGAAAATAGATGAATTATTAGCAGAACAATTTGCGGCATTAAGTTCCGAGCATCCCGATTATGGTAAATTGGCTGGAATAATTACTATTACCAATTTACAAAAACGCACGGTATCTACTTTTTATGATGCCATGTATAATTTGTTTCATTTTAAAGATGATAATAATAAGGCGCAGCCAATTATTAGTAATGAATTATGGAAAAATATTGTGAAACATAGGAATGCGTTAGAGGCGATGATTATGCATGAACAAGATTTTAATATTGATTATTTTGGAATTAAAACATTAGAGAGAGCATATTTACTGCGGATTAATCAAATAATAGTGGAGAGACCGCAGTATATGTGGTTACGAGTATCATTGGCAATTCATGGAGAGAATATGGAGAAGGTAAAGGAAACGTATGATTGTATGTCAGCGTTAACTTTCACGCATGCAACGCCTACGCTATTTAATGCTGGTACACCTAAGCCTCAATTAAGTTCCTGTTTTTTGTTGGCAATGAAGGAAGATAGTATTAGTGGAATCTATGAGAGTTTAGCAGATTGTGCGGCGATTAGTAAATGGGCAGGAGGTATTGGTATACATTGTCATAATATTCGCGCTAAAAAATCACCAATTAGAGGGACGAATGGGGAGAGTAATGGTTTAGTGCCGATGTTAAAGGTATTTAATGAGACGGCTAGGTATGTGGATCAAGGTGGAGGAAAGAGGAATGGGTCGTTTGCGGTGTATTTAGAATTGTGGCATGCTGATATATTTGATTTTTTGGATTTGAAAAAGAATCATGGAGATGAGAATGCTCGTGCGAGAGATTTATTTTATGCGTTATGGGTGTGTGATGATTTTATGAGACGGGTCTTGCGAAAACAAAAGTGGTATTTATGTTGTCCGGATAAATGTCCAGGATTAGCAGATGTCCACGGCAAAGAGTTTACTAAACTATATAATACCTATATAGACGATAAAAAGTATGAAAAAGAGATTGATGCGAGGGAATTATGGTTGGCAATATTAGATGCACAGATGGAGACTGGTACGCCCTATTTATTGTTTAAGGATGCAGCGAATGCTAAATCGAACCAACAGAATTTGGGAACGATAAAGTCAAGTAATTTATGCACGGAGATTATAGAATTTTCATCACCGGAAGAGTCGGCGGTGTGTAATTTAGCAAGTATCGCATTAAGTAAATGTGTAGAGAATAAGGAGTTTAATTATGAGAAATTGCATATGATTAGTAAAATAGTGACGGTAAATTTGAATCGTATTATAGATAAGAATTATTATCCAACGAAAGAGGCGAAGCGGTCTAATTTATTGCATAGGCCTATAGGTATTGGGGTACAAGGGCTAGCAGATACATTTGCGTTAATGGATATCGCGTTTGATTCAGACTTGGCGAAGGAGACTAATACGTATATTTTTGAGACGATTTATCATGGAGCATTAGAGGCGTCGTGTGAATTAGCGATGGAGAGAAAGGAAGTATTAATGCCTATTCGTGCGGCGTTGGATAATGATGTTTTGGGTTTTAATGATTATGATAATCCGATAGATATGGTTACTGGTGAGTGGGAAAGATTAGCAGAATATATGCCGTTGCAAGCAGAAATGAATAATTTAGAGGAAAAATATTTAGGGGCATATAGTTCTTTTACGAATTCTCCGATGTATAATGGATATTTTCAGTTTGATTTGTGGAAAGTGGTTCCAAGTGATAGGTATGATTGGAAGTTATTAATGAAAAACATTCAAGAAAATGGAATTAGGAATTCGTTATTATTGGCGCCGATGCCAACTGCGAGCACTTCACAAATTTTAGGAAATAATGAGTGTTTTGAGCCATTTACTAATAATATTTATAGTAGGCGAACGTTGGCCGGGGATTTTATAGTAGTGAATAAATATTTAATGAAGGAACTAATTGATACCGGGTTATGGAATAAGGAGTTGAAGGACAATATTATAGAAAATAGGGGAAGTATTCAGCATATTACGAATATTAGCGATCATATAAAGGCAAAGTATAAGACGGCATGGGAGTTAAGTATGAAAACGCTAATTAATATGGCAGCGGATAGAGGAGCATATATTTGCCAAAGCCAGAGTATGAATTTATGGGTGGAAGATCCTGATTATGCAAAATTAACGGCGATGCATTTTTATTCATGGGAAAAAGGATTAAAAACGGGAATTTATTATTTAAGGCGAAAGCCGAAACATAATGCACAACAATTTACGATTATTCCAAAAGAAGAAGATAGTTGTGAAATGTGCGGCAGTTAAAATTATTATATTGGGGTAATATATAATATGCCAATTGCTAGATTAGGAGCTGGAGGAACTAATAGTAAACGATCTAATTTACACGCCCCAAATACTGGAGCATCCTTTGCCGGATTGCGAAACGGGTTAGGTCTAGCCGGAATAACTAAGAGGTCTAGTTTAGTAGGAAAGGGAGGAGGAACCTTGTCAACGCAAGTATTTATGGGAAATCAAGTAGGTGGAATTGGACGATATCCTCGACGTAATTGTGGAGGCCCTACATGCAGTGTCGCTAGATCTCCTGCCCCTGCCCCTGCCCCTGTCCCTGTCAATGCTCCTGCACCCACTCCTGCACCCCCTCCTCCTGCACCCACTCCTGCACCCACTCCTGCACCCACTCCAGAGTCGTTCGATGATCTGGATACCAATGGTGATGGAGGAATTGACAATGCCGAGGCAATCGCAGGGGGAAAGTCTTCTGATTGGGTAGAAATGCACGACACGAATAATGATGGTTCGGTAGATCGATTAGAGTATTCTGTTCTAACAGTTGCGAAGGACTTAGAATCAAAGTTTAATGCACAATTCAGAGAGTTAATTGGTGAATTATCCCTGCCAGAAGTAGTAATAGCATCGCTTGAACCAAAGTTATATTTAGAATATTTAAAGTTATTATATAAGCATTATGAGTTAGCGACAGATACCGCCTATACATTACTTGTGAATCTTAATTGTAGTACGGTTACCCTTGTTATTGAATCATGCACATCATGTCATAATGATAGTCAAATTTTTACAAATGTAGAAACCAACGAACCAGAAATACATCCTTTGCGAACTGCTGAACATAGCAGTATTAAGTCAAACTGTACCACCGCAGACGCTTATATGGTTTTCGGTAGATCCTTGGTCCTTAATATGGTGTATGAACTGGCATCTTTCTCCTCTACACTGGATTTAATGCATTGTATTAATGAAGCAAATGTACATTGCAAGACGAATTTAGATCTGATGAAACTCGCGCGGAAGACAGAACTAGCTAATGTTTTAACTAATTTACAGAACTATCACACTATAGAAATGACGTCCGCTGTAGTCTCAATTACCATTCCTCCCTTGAGTATGGTGTCTTGTGTTGATCATGGATCTACTGTGTATTTAAACGCCCAATATATGGCGGTAGAGTCAACCACACTAGGGTGTTTATCTAGTCAGGCATGTTTAACCAGCCAATATGATTTACAACTAGATGCACCGGTTGATGCAGTATATTGTATGGAGGAGGTACTAAACGACATAGTATTATTTATTCCGGTCTACATTCAAGGTGTATCCCCCCTTTATATCTTCTTTTCTACTGATAAAGGTCTAGACGCCGATATCGACACCGACACCTACTAAGGGTAATACTCCTATGCGCATCATCACGCATGAGGTTGATATCGTAAATTTGGTCAACGTCAAAGATAACTCGAACAATATAATAATTATTTTATTAAATATAAAATAATTATACTATATAATGAAACTCACCCTTCCTATTGCAGGATTAGTATTTCTTTTAGGAATGTACTATTATATTAATTATGGAGATGCCTATTTAGAAAACTTTGAGAATAATGATTGTCCAAATCTATTAATACAGAAAGGTACTAAACTGTATTTAAAATATACAAACAAAGCAGAAATACCCGGGGTAAACCCGATAGAATTTAATAATTTAGAGGAATATGTTGAATTTACAGAATGGCAACGACATCAAAAGATACAATGTCCCGTTTTATTTTTAAAAAGAGAATATGATGCGCAAAATAACGAAGTATATAAAAAGCATTCGGATGCATCTGAGATACTACCGGGTATTCAATCTGTTCCTGCAAATATTAACACTCAGAACAGAGGCAATATTAATATTAATAAGAAAGGGGTAGACCCTTACAGTGACTTACTAAAAGATGCCTCAAAAGATAATCCCCTCTATAACCAAAATATGTATGCGAGTATGGATCCAGACGACCAACTGGTGGGCAAGGAAACTCCTTTAGATAAATTATTTTATGTACAGACAGATGCGAGTGTTAGCGATAATCCAATGGATTCTAATTGGGGGGGAGTGGATTATACTCAACAAGTAATTGAGAGCGGTAAGTATGAAGATAACGAAGTGGGTATTAATATACCATAATGAATAGTCTATTGGCTATTCATATACTTTAATGATTTGGTCAGTGTATCTTTAAAGGCTTGTATGCTATTTAATTGAGTAATATGCTCTGTATTTTTGATAGCCATGGGGTCTGTTAGGTCTAATTTATCTGATACAATATGCGATAATAGTTGAGAATCGCACCATTTAATTTTGTGTTTTATAATATCGTCATAATTTGCTCGGTATTTAGATACATTAAGGGAGTCCATAGTTTTGATATGGGCATTTTTCACCTCTGGTGCATATTTCTCTGAATCTAATGCGTCAAACCCTTCTACTATAGAACGTTTAGATGAACCATATAAAAATAATAGTACTGCTATTCCTAAAAGATAATATTGATACGGCTTTATCTGGGCATATAAATTCGTAATCATACTCATATATATTATGAATATGATAAAAATCCAGAGAGTTTGACATTAAGATCTTATTAAGGGCATAGCTCGCATAACGTAATATAAAGTTATATATTTTATAGTCGCATCTAATTTAACATCTTTATTAGAGTGTACAGGTTTAACCATATTTTCTAATATGCTATGTTCTATAACCAAGATTAAATTATTTTTAAGGTTTGTACCCCTATTGTATCTCATTTTCAGGTTCTTCCTCTGCCAGGTATATCCCCGGTACTATCGGTTCCAAGAAATTAAGATTACACAACCCGACTAGCAAAATAAATAATATTATTCCTAAAGTAATATTATTCATATATATATATAAACGGCTTTTTATTGCATGGTATAAGGAAATCCAGTAAGCACAAACCCTCCTTCACATATAGGCTCTATTACCTTGTTATAACTTAGAGGGTTAGGCTGCTCCTTTGGACCCGTGGGCTTCTGCGGAGATCGGTCCACTAAAGAGTAGTCCAGAGCAGAACCGGCAGGCGAAGAATATACTGGAGTAAAACCATGCATACCCTCTACAACGGTACTCCTCCACATATTCATTATTAAAATACTAAGTAGCACCAATACTAAATAATAATGTACTTTCATATATTAATTAGTGTTATAATATTTTGTATGGTTTTTTTATTTATTTTACGGATGGGTTGCGAAGTGAGGGATGGATAATACTTTGGATTGTATTTTATATTGTTTAGACATTCTTTATTCGCATTAATAGCCGTACATAATTCATATATATTATTATTGTACAAGTCAGATATGGTATTAGCAATGGCACTACTAACCCCCGGAATCTGCATTAACATGATTGCTAAGATATTTTCTTTCGTGGTTTGAGACTTTTTAGAGATTTTAATGGCCTCCGTATAGACCGGGGTATTCAGCATGGGATTATTAGCGATAGTATCCGGTTTAGGGTGTTCTTTTAAGATTTTGGTCGCCCACTGGAGTAGAAAGGTAGTAGTTTCGTGTAAGGAAGCCGTATTCCATATGGAAAATCCCTTTATATAAGAGAGACTACATAAAGACGACAGCATAGCAGAGGATGTTATTCTAGAGTACTTGGATTTATGCGCTGATATATTTCCTTCAATTAGATAGTATATTTTATGATTAGCGAGAGAGGCATTCGTTAGCCGATGGGATTGTTCTTTATAACGTCCATCGGAAATGGATGCGGCCAAATCACTTACGGTCTTTCTCTCAAAAATTAAAATACACGTCCCATTTAGATTAAATTGAATATCTCCTAATTCCAAGTTAGCATTACTAATAGTAAGTTTATCATTGGTATTTCTCTTATTCATTTCTTTAATTAAATCTTTCTCTCTGTAATCAATAATTATATCCATTAATATATTAAATGTAATTACCGTTTATATAATTAATGGCAGATAAATTAGAAGATATAGAGGTTAATGAAGATGGTTTATTATTATATAATCCGTATAATAATAAAAATATAGAAATTACCCAGAAAGAGGTGGAAGCCATTTTAAAAAGTTACGGCTTACCTGGAACCGTATATAATTTAAAACTATATCAACGAGCGTTTGTACATAAGTCTTATACCAAGCGTCCTCATTTAGAGAATACTGCTCAAAATATAGAAATTGCATCTCAACCGGCAGATTGCCTGCCATTACGTCAAAAATCAAATGAGAGATTGGAGTTTTTAGGAGATGGTATTTTAGAAGCAATTACTAAATACTATTTATATAGACGGTTTCCTAAAGAAAATGAAGGGTTTATGACGGAAAAGAAAATATCTTTAGTCAAGAATGAGGCCATTGGGAAATTAGCGTATGATATGAATTTGAATAAATGGCTCTTATTATCGAATCATGCCGAAGAAAAGAAGTCTCGTACCAATCTAAAAAAATTAGGGTGCTTATTTGAAGCGTTTTTAGCCGCATTATTTTTAGATTACAATAAAATGTCTATTAAAGACGAAGAGAAATGGTTCGATACGTTATTTGTATGTGGACCGGGATTTCAAATGGCTCAAATTTTCCTAGAAAGTGTATATGAAAGACATGTCAATTGGACTGATATAATTATTAATGATGATAATTATAAGAATATTCTTCAAGTGAAAATTCAAAAAGAATTCAAGACGACCCCTATGTATATTGAGAGGGGATATGATCAAGACACTGGGTATAATATGGGAGTATATTTATGCTTAGGATATAATATACACAAACAATCATACCATACTGCAACTAACTATACATCTGAAAAGAAAACCTTTGCTGAAATTAAATTATTACACGATCAAGGAGAGAAATTCTTTTTATTATTGGGCGAGGCGAAACATAAAATAAAGAAAAAAGCCGAACAGCAAGCATGTTTAGTAGCGCTAGATATTATATAATATTATCTTAGACAATATTAAATGGACCAGTTTAAGAAAAAAATAAAACCTGAAGCACCAAAAGCCAATCTAATTAACATCAAGGTGGTTCAACATGATAAAGCAATAAGCGACGAAGAAAGACTACGTATTTTAGAAAAAATAAAAATAGGGAAACTACCTGAACCAGACACGGTGGTAGTACACGACTCGGTTCCACACGATGATCCAAATATTCAGGTAGATACACCAGATGACCCTCCAACCGTCAAGCCAACTGCCAAACCAGATGACCCTCCAACCGTCAAGCCAACTGCCAAGCCAACTGCCAAGCCAATACAAAAGCCTATATCTCCACATAAGATAGAGTCCTATGCCGTATTACAGAAGTATATGGAGAGATTGCCAGAGTCTATTGTGTATAGTCCATCTAGGTTTAATTATTATATGAATAATCGTGCCATCTTCTTGTCTTTTATCAATGGTGTATTATCACACTATAAAGAGGATTTGGCGGAAGAAAAACTCAATCTAGATTGCACTAAAAGTGATAACTTTACTCTACTCTCTCATCAAAAAATAGTGAGGGATTATATAAACGTGTTCACTCCTTACAGAGGATTATTACTATATCATGGATTAGGTTCAGGTAAAACATGCTCTTCTATCGCCATCGCAGAGGGTATGAAAAATAATAAAAATATATTAATAATGACCCCTGCATCATTACAATCTAATTATATTAAAGAACTAAAATTTTGCGGAGATATGTATTATAAAAAGAAGCAGTTTTGGGAGTGGATATCTGTAACAGATACGGAAGAGATAAAATCGCTATCGTCCGTATTATCATTATCGGTAAGTTATATTAAAAAGAAGGGAGGTGTTTGGTTGGTAAAAATTAAAGAAACATCCAATTATGAGAGATTAGATACGACTCAACAAACAAGCCTAGAAAATCAGTTAGATGAAATGATTCGTTCAAAATATCAGTTTGTCAATTATAATGGTATTACTAAAACGAATTGGTACAAACATTTATGCAAAGACGAAAAGATGGTGGATAATAAATGTGCTGATGGAAATCCGTTTGATAATAAAGTAGTGATTATTGATGAAGCCCATAATTTTATCAGCCGAATCGCCAATAAATTAAAAGACAAGACCCACTTGTTTATTAAATTATATGAGTATTTGATTTTAGCAGTAAATTGTAAAATTGTGTTATTGACGGGAACGCCGGTTGTTAATTATCCGAATGAAGTAGGAATATTGTTTAATATATTGCGAGGCGCTATATCGACTTGGAAAATAGATGTTAAAATAAATGCCGGCGCGAAAAAGATCAATTTACATGAGATAAAGAAAATCATAAAACAGAGCGACTTATTATCTTCTAGTATTGACTATATTAATTATCAAGTTGCTAATAAAAAACTTATTATTACAAGAAATCCATTAGGATATGATAGTAAGTTTGCTTCGGCTGCCAAAACTGATGCGGGATATGAGGGGGTTCGTAAAAATCCGGATGTACAGATAACAGATAAGGAGGTACTAACGGAGTTAAAAGCGGTATTTTTAACCAATAAGATAGTATTATCTGACCCTAATGTGGAAAACCACCGTGCTTTACCGGATAGTTTAGAGGGTTTTATCAAGGATTTTGTAGGGCCTGATACAAAGTTAAAAAACAAAAATAAATTACAAAAGAGAATCGTTGGACTGGTATCTTTTTTCCCAGATTTAGTAAAACTGATGCCGACGTTTAATAAAGCCGAAGATATAGAAGAGGTACGAGTAAAAATGAGCGCACATCAATTGTCTATTTATGAAAGAGAGCGAAACATAGAAAGAAAGAAGGAAACGAAGAAATCTGCCCCGAAGAAAAAAGCCGACCACATGTACAACGATTCGGCTTCTACTTATCGCATCTTTTCTAGGTCCAGTTGCAATTTTGTATTTCCTAACTTTGAAGATAAACCAAAATATGATTATGAGGAAGATAGCAGCGACACTAAACAAAAACTAGATGCACCCATTAAGACTGCTATACAAAAACTAGTGGCGAATGCATCAACTAATTTTTCGGAGGAAGGATTAGCAATGTATAGTCCTAAATTTTTACAGATTCTACTAAATATTCAAAATCCAGAACACGCCGGATTGCATCTATTATATAGTGCGTTTAGGTCATTAGAAGGCATTGGTATTTTTAAAGCAGTATTAGATTATCAGAGATATTCAGAGTTTAAATTAAAAAAAGTCGCAAAAGTTTGGACATTAGATACATTGGATCCTACTAAACCTCATTATGCTTTATACACAGGAACGGAAGATGCAGAAGAGAAAGAAATTATTAGAAATATCTATAATGGGGAATGGGAATTAGTTCCCAAAAATATTAGCGATGAACTATTAAAAACATACACTACCAACAAACTGGGAGAGATTATTAAAGTAATCATGATTACTGCAGCAGGAGCGGAGGGTATTAGTCTTAAAAATACTAGATATGTCCATATTATGGAACCATATTGGCATCCAGTACGCACTGACCAAGTAATTGGACGCGCCAGACGAATCTGTAGCCATAACGAGTTGGAAGTAGCGTTACAGACCGTAAAAGTATTTTTATATTTAACCGTGTTTTCAGAAGAACAATTAGATCCTAAGAATAAAACTACCGGTATATCAAAGGAACTACGATTTCATGACAAAAGTAAATTTGACAAAAAGATACAAACAACGGACGAATATATTTATCAAGTCGCAAATCAAAAACGCAAAATAAACGAAGAAATATTAGAGGTGCTTAAAGATACGTCTATCGATTGTAATTTACACAAAGATGAAGATAACCCGCGCAATTGCAAGACATTCGCCAATACTAGCAAAGCGGCATTTTCCTATGAACCTAATATTACAAAAGATGAAGATGACCGTATGGAGGCAAGGAATAAAAAATTAATAAAACAAACCTATAAAGTATTGCAAGCGGATGCATCGGAACAACTGAATAATAAGTTTAATGGCAAATTTTTATACGTATATAATGAACAGAAGACCCCCCCATATGATATTATTAGATTACCTTCAACATACGGTTTAAATACGTTGACTACTGAAATCATTACTACAGAAGGAGTAATAATTGGTCAGATTATTAAGGGGGACGATGGCAAAAAGAAAATTAAATTGGAAAATATTTAGTATTAGAAATATAAATATAATATTAGCAATATATATTATGCAACGTAATCCAAAAACAAAGTTGGCTCGCGCGCGCGATAGACGGCGGAGAAAACTCAGGCATGCCCGGCAATTAGAATCGCGAATGAAAAATGAATATGATGAATATTATCGTAAAATGAATAACTATGAATATGACACGTGGTTGAGTCAGGTTTGTGCATCAGAAGAAGAAGATTCAGTGTATACCGATCAAATTATAAAAAAAGAATATATATTGCGAGAGTTAGTAAAGGAGAAACCTCCTAAAGAAGAATCGGGTAGCGAGAAAGAGTATGATATTATTGATGAGGTGGAGTTAGATAAAAGTCAATGCTTAATTATGTAAAAATATTATTAGTATATATAATGAATTCTAATAATATTTCTTTAAGATACTTGTGTCCCGCCAATTCATCGGCAACATATTCTCCAGAAGAATACTTTGGAGATTGTGAATGTAACGAAAATTGGGAGAAAGATGGCGCAGCATGCGTGCCTAGTCCTGCTCCTGCTCCTAGTCCTGCTCCTGCTCCTAGTCCTACTCCTGCTCCTAGTCCTAGTCCTACTACTCCGGTACCTAGTCCTGCTCCTGCTCCTGCTCCTGTTCCTGCTCCTGCTCCTGCTCCTGCTCCTGCTCCTGTTCCTGCTCCTGCTCCTGTTCCTGCTCCTGCTCCAGTTAATGATACTGACCAAAGAAATGTTCACTTTCCACACAAACAAAGAAATAGTTTAAGAGTAAGAAGAGCTACATTAACTCAACAAGAGGATGATTCGGGCGATGATTCGTTACCGAGTAATGTAATGGAATCTAAATGGTGTGATAATATCGAACGTGTATTAGATAAATTAAGAAGAAATTGCACACAATTAAGTAGTTATCATAATTATAAATATCAGTATTGCAAAAAAAATGTAGTATGGTTTAGAATACCAATTATTATATTAAGTGGAGTAAATACCTTTATATCAGTAGGTATTAGTGACCATGTTCCTCAAAATATAGTTTCTATCGCAACTAGTGTTGTGTCATTAATATGTGGAACAATAACTAGTATTGAAATGTTAATGAAATATCAAGATAAAATGGAAAATGAACTAGACGCACACAGAAGCTATTATAAACTAAGTATAGACATTTATAAAATGATAAGTGTAGATAGAAAATTTAGAAAAACAGGCGGAAAAGACTTTTTAGAAGAAAAATTTGGGGAGTATGAAAAGTTACGCTCTAAATGTCGTCCAGAAGAACATACCGATCTAATATTTGATTTATTAGGTGAAATGGATGAACTATTCGTATATAACAGAAAAGATAATACTTGGTTACACAAAAATGCAGTAGCGCCACGAGATCTTGGACATAATTTTAACAACGATTATTATGACTATAATGACGATCCTTTTATTAAACGCAATATTTTTGAAAAAATATTTGACTATTTTAAACGAAACTTACAAAAAGATAATTTATCTGCTCAGAGTAAACGATTACAACATGAACATGCGAATGATATATCACAAGAATATTTGGATAGTAAAAGAAAGAAAACAAAAATAGCAAGACGTAGAAGTGAGATTGGAGATAATTATAATCAAATAGAGACAGGTAATTCTGGATTTTTAGGTGGTTGGTTTGGTGGAGGAAAAAGAAAAAACTCTACTTGGGATGATTATCTAACCGATGAAGATGATTATGCATAATAAATAAAATTGATTTTGCTATCACATAATATATATATTTTATTATATGATTGCTACAAAAATTAACAATTACAATTTTAACGATTTATCCTATCCAAGTTTATGTATTCCACGTGTATTTTCCAACATTAAAAAGGAAAAGGTATTTTATGTATTTAAAAAACTAAATATTGGTTATATTGATCATATTGATATGATTAGCAAAACAACTACACAAGGAGAAAAATATCAACGTGTATTTATTCATTTCAGTCGATGGTTTCCACATGCTAGGACTATGCGAAATAAAATTATTAATGGTGAAGAAATAAAAGTTATTTATAATGAACCATGGTTTTGGAAAGTATTTAAAAATAATTCATCTAATTATAATCCTGTAAATCCTGTAAATCCTGTAAATCCTGTAAATCCTGTAAATCCTGTAAATCCTGTAAATCATGTAAATCATGTAAATCATGTAAATCATGTAACCCCTAGAAATCCAGATAATTATTGGCATCGTGATATTCATACTCCAATAGAATATAGACCTCCTTCTCCCGATTATCCACCTCCCGATAACTACGAAAAATGCTATATAGATGCTACGTCTGATATTATTATTACTGATTCTGACTAAAATATAATATAAATATTAATTCTAATTTTATCTATAATGAGTGAACTTTTTTCTTTGTGTCGATACGTTAAAATCATATCTGAAAAACATAAAAATCAATATAAAATTATATTCAAAAATGAAAATAAATATCTCATTAACTCCATTTTATCTCATAAATTAGAAGGTATGACGACTAATCCCATATTTACAAATATTTCCTTTTATGCTGATAATGTATCATCATTCCCTAATTTTTTAAATAATGTGTCTCCAACTGATTTATATAGCGTAGTAATCAAAGTCCTTTATTCAATTAATAATCAACTTATAAATCTTATAAAAAACAATTATTGTTTTACCTGTTTGTTACTACAAGATATCATAGTTATTGACAATCATACATTTATATATATCAATCCTAAGTATCTAAGTAAAATAAATTGTGATAATATGATTAAAATTAATTATCCTTTCCCTAAGCAAGCCTTTTTATCACCTGAAATTTCTTCATTAACATATATTCCTTTTTTCACTTCTTACAAATCTATTTATTATAGTTTAGGATCAATGCTTATACATATCTTATTTCAATCTCAAGATAATATTAATGATATTAATCCAATTAATCCAATTAATCCAATTAATCCAATTAATCCAATTAATCCAACTTATAATATGAAATCTGAAAATGATATAATTAATATTTTGTCTCCCATTCAGTTTACCAAATTATATTGGTGTATTATTAGACTTATGAAAAATCGTTATGACAAAAGATTATTACTTTTTTTATAACTACAAAGGATATTATTATCTATTAATATGATATATGTCTCTTCAAACTTTTAAAAAAAAGGCAGTTATTAAACATGGCTCTAGACGTTCTGCTCAACCACCAGGAGGAGAATGGATTTCTCAAGGCCCATTTGGCAATAATAAACCTCTATTTTCTGTAACTGCACCTGGACCTGTTGGTTTTTCAATTAATGGCGGCAATCGTAATATTGGATATGTCGGACAAAGTATGCGCATGTCTAAAAATGGAACACCCTTTACTGGACAATTCGCCCGAGGTCATGGTGGACACCTAGGTAAATATAACAAGGAGTACAAAATGTATAATTCCCCACCTGTAAAAGCATCAGTTATGGGAAAACAATTTATGTATATTAAACCTTCTGTATTATCTAACAAAGGTATGTTATCCAAAAAATATAAATGGGTAAAGGGAGGTCAATATCCTAACTATTGGGTTCAACCTATTTATCCTAATGGACCTTTATCTGATAACGCTAGTCAGCAACTTTATATCGATCAAAAAGCTGCTGCTAATGTTATCGTTAATGATACTAATACCCCAGGTGTATATATAGATAAAAAGGCTCCATCATGTCAAGAATGCAAACCATCCCATAATATTGCATATAATACATATAATAATGTTGCTGCTAATGGATATTTTACAAAACATGTTGGTATACCTCAATCCTCAGCACAATACACATTACAAATACAACGTAAATGCGCTGAACCATGTGATAGCAAACTAAAACCATTCCCTTTCGCTACTAATAGTGGGAATAGAAGCTCTAAAACTAGTTATGCACCTCCAGCTATATTGACACCTATTTTCCTCTCTCCTCCTATGTAATAAATTTAATTTATATTAATGATATAAATTAAATTAATGAACTAAATTCTACTGCATTACATACAGCAGCATATTTTATTTTATTATTTTCTATCATGCAATATTTACTTCTTGGATCAAAAAATGTATTATTAAACATAATAAAAGACTTGTTTCCTCCTTGTTTATCTATTTGTTTTTTTATTTCTTTTAATTCATTACTATCTAGACTTCCCTTATACCCACGTTTACCATGAATACGCAAATAATTAAAACTTGCTGTTCGTGGCGGTAATTTCAATCCTTCTGACATAGTTCCCATCCATTTTGACCCCATTTGTTTTTGTATATATGTTCCTGCAATACACCAGTTCATCTTTTTGAACTTTTCATATACTTCTGGTTTAAACCATGAAATGTCTCTGAACTCAAATACTATATTCAAATTAGACGGAATATATTCATTCATCTTTTCTATTCGCTCCATATTTTCCTCCTTATAGGTAAAGGATGGAGGTAATTGAAATAGAATGGCTTGTAATTTTCTTCCTAATGGTTTTA